TTTGTATATTTAAAAACTAACACGATGGCTAAAAAAGTAGTAACTATTGAAAGTCTGCAAGCTGACAAAGTTGAGCTTGAAAAGAAATTGGAAAATCAAAAGAAGTATGCCAAGCAGCTCCGCGACAAGTTGGAGAAGCTGGAGAAGCTGCCACAGGGACGCAGAGGTGTCTTTGGGCATGAGCTTAAGTAATCTTCTACACTCCCCGGGTATTTATTATGCCCGGGATTTTTTATCTTTGAGAGTATATTTTTAACAAAACAACTTCTGATTATTATGAAAACAATTGGTTCTTTTAAATTACACAAAAAGGGCGATGATGGGATATCGATCTCATCAGAGCAGCTATCTAAGTCAATAGCTGATGAATCGAATGACAAGGTTTATCATGACGAGATAAACACATTCAGAAAGGATTTCGTCCCGAGACATATCCTGGATGCAATCAACAGGTTAAAGTTCTTTTACCTGAATCTCACCGGACACTGGATCGATCTTTATGATCAGTATCTGGATACCGAAACCTATCTCCTGGAGCCCGTAGGCGAAGATGCCAAGGCCGGCCGGAGACACTTACAAACATTATGGGAGAGCACATGGGTCACTCAGGCGAAGATCGATGGGCATAGCTTCTCCCTGATCGGTATGCTTGAAATCGTGGACGGCAAGATGCTTAACATCAGTCCACCGAAGGTAACTCCGGATGATGACCTGGATTTCTATGTGAATGCCCGGGAAGTGATTCAAGGCATAGTCGCTCTGCTGGTTCAGTATTTCTCTACTGCAGCTATCAGTGATGTGGATGATTACCGCAAGTACCTGCTTTCTCATGCTGACGAGACAGCTAAAGTAGAAATTGCAAGCTTCGATGAGTCTCAGATCGTAAACCGTGTTATGGATGAGATGTCCAAGCAAGGGGCGATCATCATGATGGAAGGCGATCCTGCTCTTCAGCCCAAAGCTGTTGAACAGATTGCTGAAGAGAATAAGGTAATCGAAGAGCCGAAGGCAGACTTTGAGCCAGAGCCGGAAGATCAAGGAGCTTACGAGGCGGGTGTTGAGGAAGAGATAAAATCTCGAAAAGAAGAACTGAAGATGGAAACCGGTGAGGATTGGGATAACGAAGAGACTGCTCCTGAACCAGAGAAAGTCCCGGATCCTTATGGTCAGCCAGCAGCAGAGGAAGGGAAAGCCGAAGCGGTAGACGAAAGCATGGAGTTTTCAGATAATGTAGGTCAAGGCGATATCGGGAACGAAGGTCAGCTCGATGATGTTCAGGATGATGAGTTTACCTGATGCTGGGCTTACAGACACACATTACCTTTAAAGAAGATACCCACCAATACTTTGATCCAGCCGGTCAGGAGTATACAAGCGTATCGAGGGTATTGCAAACAATCACACCGCAATTTGATCGTGAGAAGATCTCTATGATTATGGCTCGGAATAAAGCCAAGAGTGATGGGATAAGTGTTGATAGGGCTCAATCTATCATATTGCAGGATTGGGATCATAAAAGAGATTCTGCTATTGATCGGGGTAACTGGATCCATGATAACATAGAAGCGTTTTTGACAATTGGAAGTTGTGACGAAAAGCTGGCTCTCGTTTCAAAGCGGGTGGCCAGCTTTGTCGCTCAATACCATAAGTATTTTCCGGAAGCGTTGATCTATGACTCAGCTTACAATGTGGCCGGCCAGAGTGATCTGGTTGTTCAGAGGCAGAAAAACCCTCACGGTGTATTTGACTTTTATGATTATAAAACAAATGAAAGCAAGGGTATATACTTTGATTCCATTAAGAGAAAAGACGGGAAAATTTCAAAGCATTACAACCAATTCCTTACTTCTCCGGTCGAACATCTTGAGCACTGCAACTTTAATACATATTCTTTACAGCTCTCCATGTACGCGTATATGGCTTCTGTCACCTACGGTTTACAGGTTGGTCGCCTCGGAATCATCTTCATTGACAATAACCTTAAGGTAAAGATGTATCCGGTGGCATATCTGAAGATGGAGGTGATGGCCTTGCTTGAATCATTTAAGGATCGTAACAAATCAGGTTGGGAGGATTGATATGAAAGTAAATGATAAAGTTTGTATTTGGTTTGATCAGGAAAATGGTCAGAAGATGGGAGTTTTTGGAAAGGTTGTTAGAATCGAGAAAGAGACTGATGCTGTTACTGTTGAGTATTATTGCCTGGGAAGTTGGCTTTTCAGGGTTTTCACAGCAGGGCAAGCTCGGACTCACATAACAAAACATGTTGAATAATGTCAGTATTCAAAGTCGATCGGAATTTCAAAGTTATAGTAAACCCTGAAGCCGCACTGCTTGTTCCGGAGCTTCAGAGTTTATCGCAAGAGCAGTTACGCTATGTGATCTTAGTGGTTGACTATGTAGATGGTCCTTTCCGGAGAAAACCATTGGAGGAACGCAGGATCTTGGCCTCACGTAAGATTTTCGGGAAAGACAAGATGATGCAAGAGTCAGCGAAGGTCAAGAATGCGATGGAAGGATATAAGGGCCTTGTCTTTGATATACGAAGAGAGACTGTTGATGCTTTGAAGTCTAAAGTGATGAAGCTGCATAAGGAGCTGCTTGATCCAAACGCTACAGCCAAAGGGATTGAGCAGATTGATAAGTCTATTACTTTCCTTGAGAAGCGGATCACTTCTATTGAACGGGATCTGAATATTGAAGAGCAGGAACATATCGAGCTCAAGGCTGGACGAAAATTATCTATGATTGAGACATGGCAGCGTAATCAGAAGAAATTTGAGGAATATAAAGATCAGGTATAATGCAGACAGATTACCAGCCTATATTAAAGACGAGGGGATTTGATCCATCACCAATAGCCGGGAATATTCCGTATTGGGCAGATGAGATATCGAATCCCCGGGCGGTAGAAACAACTGCTTACCAGGATTTTTGGGAAGAGCAAATAGATAGATGTACTAATGGTTACACCACGGCTGGGATAGATATTCCCGGCCGTTATTATTACTATCTGAACTTCATGCCTCTTAAAGGCTTGATGGGCGGTATGCATCCGTTGTATGTGGATATTGATTTGGAATACTGGAAACTACTTGAGTATGTTAAGGCGAATCACAAAATGGGGATTATCTCTCCGAAAGCCAGAAGAAAGGGTTTATCTGAAAAAGGGAAGACAGTATTATCTCACGGTATCCGTTTCATCGAAGGGTATAGAGGTGCTATCACTGCGGGTCTTGAAACATATGTCACCGGACTCAGAAAGAAGTTCGACCATGGAGAAAGCTCAATCAGAAAAGAATTCCGGCTCAACATACTGCAGAATAACGAAAAGATCTATCAGCCTGGTTACGATATCAAGGATCCTATAGGTGGGTTTATTCAGGATGGTTTTGGTGGGATGTTGTCTTTTGAGACGATGTACGACGATGCTGCCAAGCTGGAAGGTGAGTATTTCCATGATGTGATATGTGAGGAATCAGGACAGTACAAACTCTTGGGAGCCGTTATCGAATCTATCAAGCCGGCCCTGATGTTTGGATCACAGATGGCAGGATCATTTCTTATCTACGGTACAGGTGGGAATATCCTGTCTACATCCAAGGATTTTAAGGAGCTATGGGATCAGGCTGATATCTATAATCTCGAAAAGTTCTCTGTTGACGGAACCAGACTATACTATCCTTTCTTTGGCAATCCCCTTGCTGATACCTTTATTGATGAGGACACAGGAGAGAAGATCGATGCTATCCCTAACCTGAGAAAGTATGAGAAGCATCAGATTATCGGATGTGAGGATATCGAGGCAGCCCGGGAGCATATCCTGAAGAAACGAATCGAGTACGCCAAGCTGCCGGATAAGTCCAAGCTGAAGAAGCATAATCAGTCATTTCCATTATCCGTGGAAGAGATGTTTACTTCCGGGGGATCAAATAATTTCAATGATGAAAAGATCTATGAACAGTTATTTAACGTTGAAGGCAAGTTGGATAATTACAAAGAAGTGGTACTTGAGTGGGTTTACTCTCCGGAAGAGAACAGTGAAGAAAGTGCCCAACGGCTCATCGCCCGGCCTGCGAAAAAGAACGATGCAGATTGGAAGAAGATCTATGTGCTGCAGGAACCACGCAAAGATATCCTTGATCTCGATATTGGAGGGATCGACTCCTATAACCAGGACCAAACTAAAACATCTTCATCCCTTGGTGCCATGGCGGTTGTCAGGCAGGGAAACAGAGTTAATATGGTCGATGAAGGAATCCGAAAAGCGGAATATCCGATTTGCTTATATTACAAACGCCCTCCACGTAAGGAGCAATTCTATGACATTTGCTTGCGTATTAGCACCTGGTACGGCTTAATTCGCAATACCATGTGTTCAGCGGAGCAGGACTTCGTTATTGATTACTACACCAAGAATGGTGGGACTCGCTTCTTGTCTCCCCGGCCAAAGTCTTTCGATTCAAAGAAGGGCCAGCAGGTCCATAAGTACGGTGCGAAGATGACTGGATTCTCCAAAGAGATGATCTTAGGCCTTGTTCAGTCGATGATCGAGGATTATGTTCACGAATGGGACTTCCCCCAGATACTACGCGATGCACTTGCTTATGATGAAGAGTACATCGGAACGGACTGGGATTCAATTGATGCGATGGCTTATGCCAAGATGCGTATCGAGGATATGAAAACCCGTCCAAGGAAAAGCTCAGATCTTGAAGAGGCTGCCCCGGCTATCCAGTGGGTTCCAGACGAAAGGGGGAATATGATTCTTGTAAGAACAGAGAGAGTGGAGAAAAATAAAGATGTTAATCTCTCTAAAGAGACTCGTGGTAATTGGCGTAGAGGATATAATTATCCTGATGAAAAGATGAATGATGATAAATAGTTTGGAGTTATCAACAAAAATTACGTATTTTTGGTAATCATGAATAGGAAAATTTATGCCATTTCCCGAAGTAAGTGATAAAGATTTTTCTAAAGAGCTTAACCTGACCAGGGAAGCTTTGGATTATGCAGAGATGCAATATAACTCCAGGCAGAGCAGGCGGGAAAGACTCAAGAGGCTATACAACGCATATAATGGAGTTATTGATCAAGCAGAGATTGACTCTATTATTAAATCCACCGGGAAGAGATCCAAGACAAAATATGTCAAGTACCGCTTAGGTCGTTCCAAACTCAAGCAGCTCCATGGTGAATTCCTGGAGATAAATATCACTCCGACAATTTTCTCTGTAAACGCAGAAGCGAAAAACGAGAAAATGAAGAAGTACAAAGAACTTCTAGGCATGTCCCTCGCCAAGCCCTACATCGAATCAGCCCGACAGTTGGGCTTTGATGTTTTTAGTGGGTTCAATATTCCTGATGTTGATCAGCCGGATTTCTGGTCGGTAGACAAGTTCAAGCTTGGTAATGAAATGATAATGCAGGATATCATCATTGACAAGATGAAAAACCTGAAGCTCAAGCAAGTCCTCTATCAAAACTTCATTGATCTCACTATTGCCGCAGAGTGCTTTGGTAAGGTAGAGAGGGATCAGAACGGGGTAGACACATATCGCTTTATACCTGCCAGTCTTGCTTTATACGAAGAAGAGGTTTTCGATCCGCTTCTGAAAAGGAGTCCTTATCATGGTGAGGTGCGGAAGATGTATCCGCATGAGATCCTTAGTAATCCTGAATTCAAACTCGATCCGGAACAGAAGCGAATAGTCAAGGCATGGTCTGAGACATATCATGATGACGAAACCGGTGAGGGTAGTAATGAAACAAAAGGGACACATCCTTCAATCCCTGTATATACTATCCAATGGAAAGGCCTTGAACCAGTTTATATCAAGACTGCTCCGGCCCATGGATCTACTGTTCCTTATAAACATATCCTATCCGAGGAATATTACAGGAAGAATAAAGGAAAGATCAAGGCTGATATAAAAGCCGGTCGGTATGAAGTTGAAGAATATTACCAAGAAATCATCTGGACAGCATCCAAGATCGGGATTGAGGTTTATACTGTAGCCAAGAAAGAAGAAGATATCATACAGCGATTAAGGGAGAATGGCAAGTTAAATGCAGAATCAGATTATTGTGGATTGCTATTCTCAACTGTTGATGGATCCAGGGTATCGCTTCAGGAGATTATATATGAGCTTGAGAGGATCTATGACGATATCCGATTCCAGATCAACAAGGAGATCCGTAAGATCCGTGGTGCAGCTCTTGTTTATGACAAGGCCTTCTTGCCGAAGAATAAGCATCTCAGTGATATCATCCATGATATTTCGGAAGATGGTGTTGTTAGCTTTGATTCAAGTGCCGAGGGTAACCGGTCCGGAATGGAAGCGGAGAGTAATAAGACAGGTATCAATTCGATCAATCTGGGCGAACATCAATCACTTGCCGTCCTGTTGAATCAAGCACTCGATATCGAGAGGGTGATGGATCGTATTACCGGAATGAATGAGAACCGCCAGGGGCTCACCAAAGCTACGACCACGGCTACCGCCAATGTAAATAATATCGAGGCTTCACGGTCGATGACCTATGATCTGTTCTACTTCATGAATGGCTTCATAGAGGATATGCTTATCAAGTTGGTGGAAAAAACAAAGCTGAACAGGACCATGTTCGGCCAGGATCAGAGACATTTCTTATTCGATCAGGACCAGATTGCCTATATGATGTCAACAAAGGATGTTGACAAGGATAACTACGGGGCCTCTGTAACTGACGGTAAGCGTGAGCGTGATATACTTCAGAAGCTTGAGGTAATGTTCCCACAAGAGATCAACGCCGGCCTGCTCACATCGAAAGATGTTGCAACCTTCATGATGGAATCCAACTTCGTTCGGGCAATTAAGATCCTCGATCAGTCCAGGGAGCGACTTGAGCAGGTTCGTAAAGAAGAGATCGCAGCTGCACAACAAGGTAAGAAAGAGGAAACCCAAACGAACTTACAGATTGCTACCGAGAATAGGGAAGATGGTCAGACTCATGATAAAGAGATGGAGGTCATCCGGACTGAAGGAAAGAAAGAGGTTGAGCTGCTTAAAGGCAGCATCAAGGGTCGTCAGGATGGACAGAAGCAAGCTGCAGATATGGCTATGAATAGTGGCCAGGCTCCTACAGAAGGAATATAATTTTTTTTTATATATAACTAATACTCATTATTATGAATAAAGGTACAGGCAAATTTGCCATGTCGGATGACGACACGTTCATTGAAAATGAAGAAGGAGGTTCAGATGACGAATCAAGTAAAGAGGAAGGATCTGGAGAAGATTCTAAAAGCGAAGCCGAGGCCGATAGTGCTGGCGATGGGTCAGAAGGGTCTGGAGAATCTGGAGAAGGTGCTAGCGGAGAGGATGAAGCCGGTGAAGAATCAAAACAATCAGGTGATGATGACGGAACCGGTGATGAAGGAGATGATGGAGACGATTCTGGAGAAGGAGATGAGGGAGGCGAAGCAGGAGCTGGAGATGAGGATTCGGACAAAGGATCTGAAGGGGATAGCAAAGGCGAAGGTGAAGCTGGCGAGGATAAAGGAGAAGAAGAGGAAGATTTCTTTGCAGACCTTGGAGATGAAGGCTCTGAAGAAGGAGGCGAAGGATCGGCAGCGGTCGATTTTAAAAAGATCGGCACAGCACTCGATATTGAACTTGAGGAAGGGACCGAGAAAGAATTTACCGAAAAGGTAAATCAGAAGATAAACGATGCTAGACAAGATGTTGATGTATCGAAGTTTAACCCGGAGGCACAGCGCCTGGTTAAACACCTAAACGAAAATGAAGGTAAATTGGGGGATTTTTTCGTTAATCCAAAGATAGCCAATTTACAAGGCGTTCTTACAATGACTGCTGAGGATAAGTACAGGAATGTTCGCGGAAACGAACTTGCCAGGGATGGAGGGACAACTGAAGAAATCAATAAAGAAATTGATGAAGAGCTGAGTTCCTTACCTGCACAAAAGATCGTGGATGTTGCGAAACAGATTGATACAAATGCTCAGAAATTAATAGCAGCCGAGATTGAAGAGATTGTAGGTGAGAGCGAGAAAAACGCTCAGGAATCTAAATCAAAGCAAGCGAAGCGAGTTGCCGAAGATCGGGAGTCCATGAAGAACTTAGTTCAAAAAAAGGACAACTTTTTAGGTCTTAAACTCACTGACAAAGCTAAATCGGGTATTACCAAGGACATAGAGACTGGTAAGTTTGATGAAGCTGTAGACTTGACAGATGAAGAGATTCGCTTTGCGGCTTACATGATTAAGAGATCCGGAGGAAGTATTGAAAAGGCTTTTAGTAAACAACTAGCTGAGAAAAGCCGGGAAGGTTACAACAAAGGTCTTGGTAAATCGACCGATAAACTCCATAAGAAAAAAGATGGAGCCCGTGGATCGGGAACCGGTCATCAACAATCTTCTGAAGGGAAAAGCAACTTCGACAATTGGGCTGACATCGAGTAACGGGAGATATTTGAGTGTTCTTAGTAGTTTTAACTAAAAACATTCAAAACGATGAAAATAAAGATCACTCAGGGTAGAGTCAGTGAAGGCGATGCCCAGGAATATCACTTGGTATCGAACCATTTGATTGACCCAACCAAGAATATTGATAAGGTAATCATGTACGCTGAACAGCGTCACCTGATGACCCTGCTTACTTCCGGAGCCCGGTCCAGCCGGTACACAGCTCCTGGTATCACTCCTTCCGGTGGAGACACCGTGAAAACCAAAATCCAAGCCATTCCAACAGGAGAGATGGTTTCCAGTAATGCATGGTCTTATAAGATCATGGGCCGTATCCAGAAGGCCAGTGAGGTTGTCGGAACAGCTGCCGTTGGCACACCGACTGCCGGAACATCAACCAAGGGCGGTACTTTCAAATTGTATCTGAAAGATGACTACCACACCATCGGTATGAACTGCGTATTTCCAAACGGAGAGCATGCCAGGGTGATGAGCCGTCCTCAAGGATACACTGGTAAGTACCTGTATCATTTTGAATGCTTCCCCGGAAAAACTTTCTCATGGGCAACATGGGTTGGATCCCTGTCCGGTCGCAAGAGCGTCTTCGGTGGATATAGCTCTTTCGGTGAGCGTTCCCGTAGAGGTTACGGAAACTTCCATTACCCAGATCGTTACATCCAGCACACTACCAAGCAGAGGAAAAGTATCTCCCTGTCCGGTGATGTGAACGCCAATGAGGTTTATTGGTATGAGGTGAACGGTGGGAAAGGTTTCGTTTACGAAGCTGAAGCTCAGATGAGGGCTCAGTTCCTCCTGGAAGATGAGTACCGCTTATGGTGGGGAGAGTCAACCATGAGAGATCAGTATGGCAACCTGCTTTCCAGAGCTTCCATGCAGGATGAGTATGGAAATGACATCGTAGCCGGTGACGGTTGGGTGCAGCAGATCAAAGGAGCCAATGACCTTGACAGTTCAGGAACAAGCGGAATGGCCAATTATGATGACTTCTCCGACATGGTGAAAACCCTGAAGAAGAAGAAGAATCGTATTTCCGGAAACCAGTGGGTTGTTGTAACTGGTGCTGACGGAATGGCTAATGCACATGATGTAGCTTCCGGAAGGTTTGACTCCGGTAACCCACTTGTGCAGATCCAGACTCAGAACGACAAGAACGGTGGAGCCGAGCCTATTGTAGGATTCAACTTCAAGGTGCTGAACATCGCTGGTGAGCAGATCACTTTTGTTGAGAATCCCATGATGGATGATGATGAGAAATTCCCTGCAAGGTTAACCAATGGAAACCTGAGAATGTCGAACACATTCTACTTCATGGACCTGGATGTTGACCAGAGAGGCCGTAACAATGTTGAGATCCGCGTCCGTGGACGTGCCGGTGTCAACAGGAACATGGTTTATCTGTGGGAGAATGGTATGACCGGTGAAGGCAAAGCAAGCAACCCGATCGATGCCAAGGCATTCCATATGCTGAAGGAGAACCTTTTGGCCGTGTACAGCACGAAGACCTGCGGTATTCTGTCACCACCCGCTACTGCCTAATACGCCCGGGGGAAGCGAATTCCCCCATTTTTTATTTTTTTGATAATTAAAATTCTACTTATTATGAAAGTTCTTGTAACAGAAGCCGAGAGGCGATGGATCGCTAAAAGTGCTTCAAAGGTAATGGGATCAACAGTAACCTCAAGGGTTATCGACCTGGATAAGGTAATTGAGAGGATCCGAACGGAAAGAAAGAATAAAAACCTTTCTCCTTACATTGATATTCTGCCGGTAAGCGAAGATCAATTTAAGAATCCTCACAAGCAAGCCACGTTCCAGAAAGATCCCATAACAGGCGTTCTTTATGGTATTGCTGTACGTTCAGATGATTTCGGAAACATTCAATGGCAGAAAATCCAGATGAATGATATGCTCTCTCTGAATCTCGATAATGACAATGATGCAAGGATCTGGGCAGTGATGCGATTCAATCCGGATATTACGGGTAGTCCTTTCCAAAGGCAGAACCCATATTACAAGGTTTACGATCCGGTTGATGAAGCTCTTGCTGAACAGGTAGAAATCTTAGCCATGCAGAAAGCCTTTGACAGGGTTGCCCTGGTGACTAAAGATCCAAAGCAGATGGTTCAATTTGCGAGATACATGGGAGAGGAAGTCCGTGACAATACAAATTATGAGATTGTCAAGGGCTCATTGCTGAAACTAGCCAGACACCAATCCGCTAATTTTAATAAGAAGTGGGAGAGTCGGGCCAGGAGTTTTGCAGAGCATTTCTATTCAGCACTTTCTCTTGGAATCATTACTGAGGATGCGAACGGTGGGTATATGTATGAAAACATATCCCTGGGTATCTCTAAGCAGGAGGCTATTAAGTTCCTTGCCAAAGACACCAGCGTTATGTCATCTATCAGTGGAAGTCTGGAACAGAAGGATGCTGCTGTAAAGAGTGTTGTTAATTCTTTCCCAAAGGAAGGAGAGAAAGAAAAGAAGAAGAAAAGTGACGATGACGAAAACTTTGACTGATGAACATAGTTCAAATACATGACAGGGTAAGATTTTGGATCGACTCTGTTGCTTCGGCCCGGTTTGAATCGAGTGATATAGATCAAGCGATCAATAATGCAGTCCGAGAGATTGTAGATGAAAAATACGATCACTCCCGATTAAACCACCGTGGCGATTCTTTCCAAAGGACACAACGAATCAGGGATGAATTGATAAACCTGGTTAAGCCTATCGATACTGATGGAAGCTTAACCCTTACGAAGTTGGCTGATCACGTGTTGGTCACTACACCTCCGGATGATTATAAGTATCTACTTGCAATCGCCCTTTACGTAGGAACAACGATGTATCCTTGCTGGCCCCTGTCATATGACCGTTTAACTGTAATCAATAGAAATCCATTTCGCCGGGTGAAATCAACACCGCAGGCGAAGTTGTATTATATTGAAGAAACAAACGGAGTCAAAATATATCATCCATTCGCTGAAGCAGCTCCAACGAAAGTTAAGTTGTACTATCTCGCAGATCCTGTAGATGCATTCTACGGATATGAGAAAGGACCTGCAGATTCGATTGGATTAAATACTGATTTCATATGCAGTCTTTCACCTACTGATTATGATGGAACCGAATATGTATCCGGAACAGAGCTTACAACAGATGGGGTTACGGCAGTAATAACCTACGGCCTTGCTGTTACAGATTTTGTAAATCCGAGTATTAACGGTCTATTGCATGAGGAGATAGCACGAAGGGCTGCTATGAATTGTTTACTTTCAGCGGGAAATTTTGATAAGTATAAAATGTTAAAGGCTGAAGTATTGGCCACATAAATGTTGTACCACGGGTTATAACCCAGAAAAACAAGTAAAATGAAAAAGAGACCTTTTGTTGCGATTATTCCTACACTTGAAGCCGCTGGCGCCAATGTTGTAGATGACACCACTGCCCTTTATTGGTCAGTGATGGGAGCGAGTGCTGATGCAGACGCTTTGATGACGTTTCCTTACGGTAAGGTGACGAGTTATAACTATGTTGCTTCGGCTGCCGAAAAAACCCAGCTTGTTACGCTTGGAGCTTTGAACGCAGTTGAAACCATCGTAGCGTCCACCAGGTATGCGATCCAGATAGGTAATCCCGAGCAGGATTATGAATCTCATCGTCAGCACCCCATTGTTCACGCTTACACAGCCGCCGCTACTCTTTCGGGAACAGCAGCTACTGATCGTGCGACCGTGTACAATGCCTTGGTATCCAAGATCAATTCTTATGCCGGGAACAATGTGGTAGCTTCGGCTATTTCACTGGTTGCTTATACGTTGGGAACTTCATCTGGCGATGATACAGAGGCATTTGTCCTTGGAGAAACACTTACCCAGGAAACCTCTGGAATTACCGCTAAGGTAGCAGGCTTTACACTTGCTACAAATACCTTTGCCGGTGATAATGCCACAGGTAATCTCTGGTTATATGACATCTCTGCTGTTGCTTCCTGGGATACCGGAACAAAGACATGGACGGCTACAGCATATGCCGCTGGAGTTACTTCAGGTCTTGTTGTTACCGGTACTGCGTCAAGCCAGGTTCATTCTACCGGAATAGCTATTGTTGATGATGCTGGTTATTTCACCAGTAAGATCGGCCGTGGTGGAGCAAACTCTGTACATATCCGTTCAGGATTCACTACCGACACTGTAGTTGTTGGTCGTGCAGCAGTTTATCCTCTTGGTATTGGAACGACCATGTTGGCCCAGATGCCTTCGTTCGACGATTCCAAGCAGGATCTCATTTCCGGAGATCTGGAGTATGACTTCCAGGCTGGCGACCTTCCAGTTGCCGGAGCGACCTATCGTAAGTACATCATCAAATATACCGATGGTGATGAGGATGCGATGGGAGGAACCAAGGAGTCTGCAGAGTCTGTGAAGATCCTGTATGTCTCTGAAGGAAATGCCACCAATCTTGGAACCTTCAATACTGCCTTGGCAGCTGCCGCTGTTAAGTAGATTTAATTTTTACAGTCCAAACCAGCAGAGCTTCGGCTCTGTTGGTTTATTCACTATTAAAATATAATGCTATGAATTTTGTAAAAGCATTACTCCAGAACAGGAGTGGACACGTAAGAAATCTTGAACCAGAACAAATTATTGACGTTGATGTATCTGCTGTAAATTATGTATGTGCTGAAAAAGAAGGATGCTTTCTCTATATTAATGTAGGAGGTAACCTTGTTATCAAGCTTATTGGCGATGCTGACTTTCACACGTTGGTCGTTCCTGCTGGTTATGAGTGCCGCATGGCGGTTAAAGAAATTGACGCGACAACTACCTGTACTGGAATTAAAGCCCTCTTCTAGTCATGAGGGGCCTATTAGATAGGATGTGGGCCTTCGGAGGAGGGCCTAACAGGGCTGGTAATCGCGTCCCATTCATTTTAGGGGCAGAGGTTGGGGATACTGCTGATGATGAGTTAAATCTAACTTACAGTGAATCCCTGGACGGAACAAGCGTTCCTGCTACTGGAGATTATTCCTTATCGGGAACTTCAAGAACAATATCATCTGTTGGTATTTCAGGAGCCGTTGTCACACTTACTCTATCAGGAGATATCATTAATTCGGAAACCGTATTGGTTGATTATACTGCAGGAGTTAATCCTGTAATGAATTCTGAAGGAGGCGAGGCTGTTGATCTGGTTAATTATCCAGTAGTCAATAATACTCGATCTCAGTATATCGTATACACCAACAATCTTGTGACCACACCAGCTTCGACCATTTACAGTGATGGGACTTACGAGGCTCGCAAGAGGATCGCTGCAAATGTTTATTACATAGATGTAGGAATAACACCTACCGGATTTGATGGAGGGGCAGAAGATGTTGATTGGACCTGGATGGTTAAACTCAATGGTCAGGATCCGGTATTCCGCTCAGGAGTCAGAGGAGGGGATTTTGTTGTTGATTGTGAAATAACAGTAACCGGTTTTGCTGGTACTATAGATGTTGATTGGGAGAATCTAACAACAGTTCCAGGAGGAGGTGTTGAAACTACTTATAGAGATGGTGTGCGTGACGCAGCATATGTAATAGATAAAGCTTTAGATGCAACTGGATTTGCCGGAACTGAAGATGTTAATTGGGAAAATTTAAGAAAATATAAACCAGAATAAGATGAAAAAGGTAATATTATTGCTAGCAATTCTTCTGTCTGTATTCAAATTGAGTGCTCAGAATGAATACAAATATGTAATCTATGCGTATGGAGGATTACGTATCGGAACGGAAGCACGTATAGCGAGTTTATCACAGGTAGATTCTATGAACGTGGTAGGAGGTGCACTTACGTTCTATGTAGGAGCTACCCCGCATTATGCTTTTACAGATGCCTCTGGTTATTTAGCTTCGATAAATCAGGACCTTGGGAATACCGATAGTCCAGCTTTCAATGCGGTAAATATAACAGGCACTAATTCTTTAGGACTTGGTACTGCCTCGACTAATACAGGGATGATATTCTTCAGGAATTCCACAAATGCGAATGACTTTACTATCCAAGCTGGAGTTACTGGAGCAGCGATAGGATGGACACTGCCAACAGCAGCACCAACTATAAGTGGTTCTTTAATAGCTGTATCTACAGGAGGAGTCCTTGCTTATACTAATAATCCAACGGTAAGTACTATTAATCTATACGGGACAGGAGCTACTGTAGGAACAGGATCAAGCACTACTGGAACAGTTGTTTTTAATAATGCTGCAAACGGTAATGCATTTACCGTTCAACCTGGAGCCACTGGAGCCGCTTTATCGTGGACATTACCTACGGCAGCTCCGGGAGGTTCTAATTATCTTCTCAATGTAGATGCTAATGGTGTTATGGATTATACTGACCCTGCAAGTGTATCATATGACACGACTTATCTCTATACGACAAAACTGCAACAGATGAGTGATAGTATTGCTCTGAATAAAGATACGGTGGTAGAACATATATCCCGTATTCTTGCTTTAGAAGGTGGTGGAGCTGCAGGGACAGATAGTACATTTTATGCAGTTAATTATGTACCTACCGCTTCGGTTGGAAATGTCGAAGGCAGGGTGTATTACGACTCAGATGATAATTTCCTGAAGCTATACGATGGAGCCGCCTGGGATACATTGAACATTCCCGGAGCTGGCGGTGGAGGATCAGGAGATATGGTAGCGGCAAACAACTTAAGCGATTTAGTAAGCGACCCAACAGCAAGAACTAATTTAGATGTGTATAGCAAGGCTGAGACAGACGCTAATATAAGTGACTCATTAACAGCTTTACTCGCAGCAGGGGAACCTGGTGTTGCACTTGCAGACAGCTCAGGAGTGGTGGCAGGTAGCTATGTAACGGGATTTGATAATGCCGCTAATCTAGCATTAAAAGCTAATCTAATCTCACCATCATTTACCACACCCGCACTAGGCACTCCATCAGCAGGAGTTATGACTAATGTAACGGGGACGGCTGCAGGGCTGACAGCGGGGATAGCAACAGTAGCGACAACCGTAACGATAACGGACGAGGAGAGCATAGATGAATTGAGACCTATAGTGTTTCTTGCTGACGAGGATTATGACGGAGGAGACCTTGCATTAGAGACAGATGGTGATCTTGGATATAACCCAAGCACAGGAGCAATTTTGGCTGACCTTTCTGGAAATGTAACCGGTAATGTTACAGGTAATGTTACAGGTAATGCAGGGACTGTGACCACGAACGCAAATCTCTCAGGAGAGGTTACAAGTGTAGGTAACGCTGCTACAATAGCCGATAATAT